CATGGTTGCTCCATAAAACTGTTGTTGAACCCAACGATGCCCTTCAGCCAGCACTGCCGGATCGGTTTCCGCGATCAGCTCGTTGAAGGGGTCGTAAGTCATGTGGTTGTGATGGTGATGAGTTCTGCTTGCGACAGACGCCTCGGGTAATAGCTTACGCGTCGCAAATACCCATTGAGATAACTTGTTCCAGTGGCTGAATAGCCAAGAGCTAGTGATGTAACTGTAGGCACTGAACAAACAGTATCTGTTGGTTTTGATACGCCGTTCCCAGCCCATTGAGTGTTGTTTTCTGCATAAGCTAACGCAACTTTATTTGTGGTAAGCGTAGTGACTGCTTGATAGGTTAATTGCTGAACACCGCCAACGATCATGGAGTTGTAGATAGCAGTTGATCCCGGAACAGTAAGCGCAGCAGCAATAGCTTGAGAAGCCCCACTCAAAAGCGTAGCTTGACCACTATAGTTGCTGAAGTTACCCGTATACCCGCGAGTCCATTCCGCATACAGCGTCCCCTCAGCCGCGCTAAACCAAGGACTCAGCGTATTCACACTCGCCACATCGGCTGCACGGGTGACGGCGGAGGAGGTGGTGGGGATGTAGCTGGTGGGGAAGGCTCCGGCTTCGAGTTGCGCGCCCCAGATGTAAACGCCACTGGTGCCGTCTCCTAAATAGTTAGTTGTTGTACCTGACTCAACCAGATACACCAGCATGTTTGTAGAAGCTGTAGCTGCCGAAGCACCGACAATAATGCATCTATACCAACCATTACCAATTGATTGAATGGATGCGGTGCCACTAGTAGTTTGCACTACAGTGCCGGCAGACAAGTCAAATATAGCCCTAGCGCCAAAAGTTGTAGTATTCCCGGCCCTATACTCAATGCGTGTCCTTTCCGCAGCTTTTGCAAATATGCTTACAGCATAAGTTACGCCGGAAGTAAAACTAAAAACTTGACCTAATGTGTGAGTACTGGTTGTGTTGTCTTCAATAAGCTTATCTGCGTTGCTTGTGCCATCAGGAGAAACTTCAACATCAACACTAATTGATGCAGCAGAAGGTGTCCATGTCGTCGCAAAGTCTTGGGACTGCAACGCCAAATTCGTCCTCGCCTCCTCAATCAGCAGCCCATTAGCCGCCAGCGTGGAGGGGTTGTAGTCGAACCGAGGCGCGTCGGTCGTGGCCGTCTGGAGCGTGCCCGTGGCATCGAAGTACGTCGCAGAGGACGCGCGGGTGAAGGTGATGATGTCGGAGAAATTCTTGGAGACGAGTGCCATTCCGGGCTCCCAAATCGAGTATTGCGTTGCTACTTGATAGTTTTGCGGGATGAACTCAAGGTCGATTGAGTCGCCATTGGGGTTGTCAAGATCCAACGGCACACCGGCAAAAGCTAGATCAAGCGTAGGCCCAGTGGTAAGCCATGTGCCACCAGCGCCGCCGGCTCCGAAGAACCGTGCTCGGTTTCGAGAGCGCGTCAGCGGCGTCATTACATCCCCCGACCAGCCATGATGTGCAGGGAACCTGTCGAGCCACCAGTGATGTACGCCACCGTGCTGTCGTCACGAGACTTGCTCAGAGACACCTGCGTACCCGGCAGCACAGGGTAGTCAGCCGTCGTGGCCGTCTGAGCACCTTGGCCGATGCGGACGTAAGAGACGACCGAAGAGCTCAGATTCGTCACCACCACCGCAGGTGTGCTGAACGTCAGCGTGGACGAAGCAGACGCCGCGCCAGGCGCAACAGTGATGCCGGTGCCATAGGCGGGATTGAAGGTTTCAACATCAGATGCCATGATTCAATCCTTACACAATGCGATACCACGAGTTCGTGGCTTGGTAAAACCGGATGCGAAACGGCGTTGCCGCCGTAAGCGTGCCGCCTGACGTCACACCAGATAGCGCCGAGGCACCGTTCAAGCCGATGTTCAGCGTAGTGATGGTTTGCGTGCTCGTGACCAGAACCTCGGTGCCGTCAGGTGTGCTGGTGTTCAACGGCAGCGTCAGCGTGCCAGACGCAAGCGTGCCAGCAGGCTGCAACAGCATCCACTGCTGTTCGGCGACTGGTGTCGGAACAGCAATGCTGAACCCTGTCGCCGGAACTGACAGCGTAACAGCCATCGTAGGCGATGCAAACTGCTGCTGAAAATACGTCAACAGAGATCCAATCGACGTGCGCCGTGCGTCGCCGTTGTTCGGGCTGTAGACCGGAAGTTGATCGCCGGATGAAATCGGGCTCAACAGTGGTAGTTGATTGATCGTAGGCATCAGTTGAACTCCAAAACGCCATCAGCACCGGCGTCTACAGGGGCCACAGGAGGCCGCAGGAACGGATCGTCGTACACACGCCACGGCTTGTTGCCAGCACCTGACGGCATCGAGCCTGGCAGTTGCTGTTCAGCAGGCAGCGTAGCCCTCGACAGCAGCGTGTTGTAGGCGTTCTTGGCCGCCACCTTGGTCTCAGCCATGACCTGCTTGCCGTAACTCGGCGCAAGGCGAATGGCGAGGTTGGTGATGATCGCCTCGTTGGCGCTGTCAGGCACCTCGGACGGCGAGTTGATGTCGCTGTCCTGCGGCGATCCAGGAATCGGATACCCCAGACGGATGCCCTTGGCGTTCCACTCAGCCATCATCGAATCGAGCCGGCGCAGGGCAGTCTCCAGATCCTGCGGCTGGAGGTCGAAGACGTACTCCGCCAGCCCGATCTCTGACAGGGCAGCGGTGACAAATTGGCGCTTGGAAAAAGCCACTTCAGGCTCCCTTCATCGCCTCATTGATGCGGTCAAGGAGACGCTCATCGGTCGTGCGGACGCCGAACCGGATGCCAAGTAGTGTAGCCTGTTGTTCCAGCTCTGCGCGAGTCGGCGGCGCGCTATCGGGCGGGATCTCGACGGGTTTTGGCTTGCTTGCCGCCAAACGTGCAGCCTTGAACGCCTTGCGCTGATCAGTCTTGCGCTTCTTGACCGTCTTCCAGTCAGCAGAGCGCTTGACCACGTTTGCCGCATCACCAGCCGCGTCGAACGCCGCTTGCAACGTCAAGTGCCACCCGTTGGCAAGATGTGCGTCGAGCGACTCCTGATCAGCGACCGAGTTCAGCTTGTAGCGCTTGCCGACCGTGACGTAGTTGCCCGGGGACTTGTAGACGTGGACTGGAAACTGAGTCATTTCTTCTTGGCGGTTTTGGCCGCAGCCTTGAACGCCGCAGCAGTTGGGGCACCCTTGGCGCCCGGCTTGCGCATTTTCTCACCGCTACCGGCTTTGATGCGCTCGCGTTTGGCCGCGATGTTGGCGTATAGACCCGGCTTCATCGCATCGGCTTCTTAGGTGCTTTGGCAGGCTTGCCCGCCTTCATCGCAGCCTTGCGAGCAGTGCTCAACGCAACCGCAATGGCTTGCTTCTGTGGCATCCCAGCCTTCATCTCTTTCGAGATGTTGCTGCTGATGGATTTCTGCGAGTAACCTTTTTTCAGAGGCATCAGATGCTCCTTGGAAAAACGGGGGCCGTAGCCCCCGCTTTCTAGCTACCTAATCAGGGGACCTGATTGAACAGCAGGATACCCGACATCTCAGGCTGCTTGTTCACAACACCGAACAGGGTGTCCAGACGATATTTCGTCGTCATGGTGTCGATGTCATAGAACTTCTGCATGACCAGCTCGATGCCCTGATCGGTGCTGGCGCGCATCACTGCGGTGCCAGCGTCAGACGGGACAGCGTAACGGCCAGGCAGCAGCTCCAGCGCATCCTTCTGCCAGAAGCAGTTGATGCTGGTGGCGTCGATGTTCAGCCAGGTGATCGCAGCGGTAGCAGAGGTGCTGGCCACGTTGATGTTCTGGTACTGAAGCTCGGCGTCCGTCGGGCTGGAGTTGGCACCGATCATCGGCGGGCTGATGGTCATCGTGGTGCCCGAATCAACCGAGATCACACGGAAGGTCTTGAGTTGCCCCGTAGACTGCTTCGTAATGTGATGGACGGCCTCGATGCCAGCGATGGTGAAGCAGTCACCAGCGTTCACGCCCGTCGTCGTCGAAACCGTGACGGTCTGGTAGCGGTTGTCCACGTTGATCTGACCGCCGACCGAGGTCGAGGTAGCTTGCGGGACATAACGCACCTGAGCGCCGTTGGTGGCGATGGTGACGGTAGCGGTTTGCGCGGTGATGCGGTTGGCGTAGTCGAGCTTGTAGGTCTCGAAGCCAGCCACCATGCCAACGTACGAACGCTCGTAGGCGTTAGCCGACTTGGTGCCGGTGAACGAACGGGTGGCAGCGGCAAGATTGCCAGCCAGGCCGTTGTAGTCACGCGACGACAGAGCCAGATAACGGTCCACCGTAGGCACGCCTTGCTCGTTCATGATGCTGTCGCACAGGGCCACATCATCATAGTCGCCAGCAGCGCCGTTGATAGGAACGACCAGCGTGCCTTGGTTGGCAGCGACGTTCATCAGAGCGACGTTGATGTCGGAAGCGAGCTTCTGCTTGGCAGCATCACCCAGACGGCCTTCTTGCAGCGCATCGCGCAGCTCAAGGGTCGTCATGGTCCAAGGCACGGTCTTCGAGAAGCCCAGCGTGGCCGGAACGGACAACTGGGTGAAGTCCGCGTAGGACGAGGAGATGGACGAGCCAGGGGTCGAGTTGATCGACGTGGCGATGTAGGGCATCGGACGCCAGATGGTGTCACGCGCACGCTCCATCATCTGACCGTCGGTGCGGTAGATGCTGACGTTGCGGGACATCACCAGTGCGTCTTGGAAACCTTCGAGCATGTCCTCAAAGGCGACGCGCTCTTCCTTACTAAATGCGTTTGCCATGATTGGCTCCTATCAAGTTGAGCGCTTCTGCCGTTTGTACTGCATGACCTTGTTGTAGTCACCAGTCTTTTCAGCTTCGGCGCGGAGTCGTTCCAGAGTTGAGTCTACAGCACCTGATTTCGGTCCAGTGGTCTGGACAACGCGCTCAGGTGCGGGGGCTGACTTGCGAGGCATTACTTTCAATTCTTTCTCCAGTTTTGCCACCGCAAAAGCGAACTTAACGGGGTCTGCGATTGAAGATAGTTCCTTGGCCTTCTTCGGGTTCTTGCCGAGCGCATATACCACCAGCGCAGGGTTGTCAGCACCTTGAAGAATCACACCTTGCTGCACGACCGACAGAGTTTGCTGAGCAATTTCTTCAGCATCATCGTAGTCGCGAACCTTCAGTTCGGCTTTCGCCTTGCCGTAGGACTCCAGCTTGGTCTGCCAGGCTTTTGCCTGTTCTTCCTGGGCTGCTTTAGCCTTTGCTTCTACTTCAGCCACCTGACGCTTGCGTTCATGCCATGCGTCCAGTGCCTGCTCGAACTTGTCAGAGTCGTAGTCGTAGTCTTCGAGCTTCGGCTTTGCCCCCAGTGCAACCGGCTTGGTCTCAGTTGCCTGAAGCGTTTGCAGCTTCTGCTCGTACTCGC